TGATTTACTAGGTAAAAGAAAGTGTGCTTGGCTTTTATGTGGTTACCAAGCAGGCGATGTAAGTAACCAGGGATAAACACACAAAACCCCGCCACAATACCTGTAAAGTTATTTATCTATAGGCTTATAGATCCTATGACCTGCATGTATGACAACTTCCTTGCATAGTTCGATGAATTCCTGATCTGTTAAGCTTCCTTTTGCCTGGTTTGCTTCCGGGCATAGAAGTTGCAGGTTGCTTATTGTATTATCTCCACCACGAGATATTGGTTGTATATGGTCATACTCGTATGTTTCTGGTTTATAGAAATCGATTGGTCTACCTGTTAGTGCGCAAGGGAAGTGTTCACCGAATTTTTTGAGTACATCTTTTGAATTGAATGTCATTGCTCTTTGGAATCTGTGTGCTTTTACAGAGATTGATTGATTGACCTGCCTTTGTGTTCGATTGATATACCAGGCAGCTTTTGGTTTATTTGAGAGGTGTCCATTTTTGAAGCAGTATATTTTGTTTAGTATTTTCTTTTCATATGGTGGCAGTGCTGCTGATTTTTTCTTCACCTTGTCCCTTGTTTTTTTACGTAGTGCATAGGATACGGTGGATTTTGAGCAGTTTAGTTCTTTGGCTATTTGTCTGAATGAGTATTGTTTTTGCCTGAGAGCTATAATCTTTTTATTTAGCGGAGTCATTGGGAGTGATATCTGTGACTTTATCCTTGGATGCTTCCTTGGGTTGTTTTTTCACTTCCTTGGTTGCCCCTTTTAATATTGAACGTACCTGGTCTGGAGACATATCGGATGCACCTAGTGTTACATTTGCGGATGCGGTTATATTTGATGGTCTGCCTGAGACTGTTAGGAACTTGTCCATTAGTACAGCCACTGCATAGGCTAGGTTTTGTGGTGGTATCTCGTCTAGTTTGTTATGCAGTGTATTTAGTGAGTCTGCCACCATATCGGATAGCTTTGAGTTTACTTTGTTTAGGAACTCCTGCTCTGTCATGTCTAAGCGATAGCGTAGGAAGTTACTGATTGACTGACGAAGTTCTGGATCTTGTTTCATTAGGATCTCTGCTTCTTTCACACCACTTGATTGTTTAGCTGCAATCTTTGCTGCTGATTTTATTATATTGTTTTTTGTCATATCATCACAGAATCCACGTACTGTACCGGGTTTCCTTGCTCTTCTTTTGTATTGCCTAGGCATGGTATATTTTACTTTTTTTCAGAAAATACTTGCATTGTCAAGTACAAGACTACATAAGGTGACAAATGGATACGGAGCGTGGAAAAGAGATATTGAAAACTGCGTGTATGAATTACACTGAGTTTAGCAGGTTGGTTGGAGTAAAGCCTATCACAGTCAGGCTTGCATTCAGTGGGAAGAGATTGAGTAAGAAGATGGTTAGTTTGCTTGAGGATATGGAGAGCAATCAGAAGGATGAGGATGCGAAGGAGGAGAGGCGTGCGGTTAAGGTTGGTATGATCATGCAGAGTATGGATGAGGTACGCAGTGCGAAGGTATATCTGTTACCTAAGAATCCATACCTTCGCTTTATTGAGTTTCCAGATGGTACACATGGCAAGTTCCGTGCAAAGCCAGGTACGTTTGGATTGGGAAGTATGGTCAAGGTTAAGCGTGAGGATGGGGATATGTACACTTTGGAAGGCAATTATGACAGGAAGGACAGATTAATATGAGTGATTTTAATTTTGCACCAGACAGATGGGAATTTTGGAGAGAGTTACCTAATCCAGATGACGAGCAATATGAACGTGATTATGATGTAGTAGGGGACATGCCGAGCGAAGAGGAGGAAGAGAGTGAGGATGAACTTCAACGCATTGAATGGGAACGTATCAAGAGAAG